GTGTTGCAGGTCAATAAGGAGTTAGACAATGGCAATTTCTAGATCACAACTAGTCAAGGAGCTTGAGCCAGGTCTTAACGCTCTTTTTGGACTAGAATACAAAAACTATGAGAACGAACACGCAGAGATATATGATACAGAAACATCTGATCGTGCTTTTGAAGAAGAGGTAATGCTCTCAGGTTTTGGTGAAGCCCCTGTTAAGACAGAGGGTGCAGGTGTCGCTTTTGACAATGCACAAGAAGTTTTCACATCAAGGTATACACACGAAACCATAGCTTTAGCATTTTCTCTTACTGAGGAAGCAGTTGAAGATAATTTGTATGATCGTCTTTCTGCTCGTTACACAAAAGCTTTAGCCCGAAGCATGGCTACAACAAAGCAGATTAAAGCTGCTGATGTTTTAAACAATGCTTTTGGTACTTCAATCGGAGGAGATGGTGTTGCATTATGTTCAACAGCTCACCCAACAATTGGAGGAGCTAACTTGAGTAACACTCTTACCACTGCTGCTGATTTAAGTGAGACATCTCTTGAGCAATCTCTTATAGATATTGCTGCATTTACAGATGAGCGTGGACTTAAAATAGCAGTTCAAGGTTTAAAACTTATTATTCCTAAAGAACTTCAATTTACTGCTGACAGAATCTTAAAATCTACTTTGAGAGTTGGAACAGCAGATAATGATGTCAATGCTATTCGTAACATGGGCATGATTCCGCAGGGATACACTGTAAACCATTACTTAACTGATCCAGATGCGTTCTTTATTAAGACAGATGCACCTAACGGTATGAAGATGTTCCAACGTGTTGGAATTTCTACAGGTTTTGAGGGGGACTTTGAAACAGGTAATGTGAAGTATAAGGCTCGTGAGAGATACTCTTTTGGATTCTCTGATCCAAGAGGTATTTATGGATCTCCAGGAGCTGCATAAGGGAGAGGGGGCTACGAGCCCCCTTGCTTTTTTGTAACTAGGGTTAATTAGTCATACATACTGACCTAGCAGACGTATTAGAGATTGTATGACGAGTGCTAATACACGGAGAAACAAATGGCAACAACAACATTTTCAGGTCCAGTAAAAGCTGGAACCATTAAAGACACCACAGGCACAACTGTAGGTTCTAACGTATCAAACGTAGGTTCAGTTGTAATGGCTCAGTCTGCTGTGATAGATATTATTGGAGCAGATGCTCTTAACCAAAGAGTAGCTATTGTCCCTGCAAACTCACAAGTTGTGGATGTAATCTTAAACGTAACTACAGTCAACAATGATTCTGGAACGGCTACTGTTGCAGTAGGAACTGCTGCTGATGATAATGCTTTTATCGCTGCAACTAACGTAAAAGCTTTAGGTACAACTCGTGGAACTTTGGATACAGAAGCAACAGACGTAGGCACTACTGATTTAGAAGTCGTGGCTGATTTTGTAGCTGGAACAGAGGACGGTTCAACTGGTGCGGCTACAGTAACTGTTTTGTATATTCAGAATAACAATCTCTCTACATAGGAGTGAGTCATGGGTCAATTTTCTGACGCAAGTGCAGTCACTACGACTAGTGGTTCAGCTTCTATATCAGGAAGAGTTCGCTTAACTGGTGTGTATTTTACACATAAAGCTAGTGCCGCAATAACTTTTCTAAATGGATCTGCTGGAGGAGCGAATCTTTTAACAGTTTCTTCTCCTGGAAGTTCTGGTTCCGAAACATTAAATGTTCCAAATCAAGGAATATTGTTTTCAGATGGACTTTTAGTAACTGCTAGTACAGCAGGTAACATTCCAAGCTTGACTCTTTTTTACGAGGTCTAAATGGCTCAGAAAAAAAGCAGAGGCATGGGAATTAAAACTTCCGTGAAGTCTGGTAATTTTCGTCCTACAAAAAGTGGAGCAGGAATGACTAAGAAGGGAGTGGCTGCTTATCGTAGAGCTAACCCTGGTTCTAAGTTAAAAACTGCGGTAACCGGAAAAGTTAAAAAAGGATCTAAGGATGCAAAAAGACGTAAATCTTTTTGTGCCAGATCGGCTGGGCAAATGAAAAAATTTCCAAAAGCAGCAAAGAATCCAAATAGCCGTTTACGACAAGCTAGAAGAAGGTGGAAGTGTTGATGGAAAAAGAAGATATTCAACGTATCTTTAGTAAAGATATAAACAGTAAAGTTGCTGTTCAGGGTAATGAGATTAAACACTTGCACTCTGATGTAGAAGATATGAAAAAGGACATTGAAGAAATTAAAAAATCTTTAGCTGATATACATAAAGTTTTATCAGAGGCTAAAGGTGGTTGGAAAACTTTAATGTGGGCAGCAGGAGCAGGTAGTGCTGTGACAGCTTTTTTAATTATGATTCAACAACTTTTTTGGGGGAAGTAATGGCTGTTAAGAAGAAAAAAAGTACAAAGAAAAAATCAGGATCTAAACCTACTAATCCTGCTTTATACGCTAGGGTAAAAGCTGAAGCGAAACGAAAATTTAAGGTATATCCGTCAGCTTATGCTAATGGTTGGTTAGTCAAAACGTATAAGGCAAGAGGTGGAGGCTACGCATAATGTCTCTTAAAGAATGGTTTGGTAAGGGTAAAAAAGGTGATTGGGTAGATATCGGAGCACCTAAAAAGAAAGGAAAATACCAAGCCTGTGGACGTAAGTCTGCGAAAGGAGATAGTAAACGTGCTTATCCGAAATGTGTTCCAAGAGCAAAAGCTAAGTCTATGACTGCGGCTCAACGTAAATCTGCTGTTCAAAGAAAAAGAGCTGCTGGTAATCCAGGTGGTAAACCCACTAATGTTAAAACTATCTTGAAAAAGAAAAGGAGAAAATGATGGCTGGAAGAGGAATGGGAATTGCAACTAGAGGAGGTGGAGCTGTTACAAGTGGAGCTAGGAATAAAAAGGTTTCTAGCACTCAAGATACAACAGGTGTGCCTATGTACAAAAAAGGCGGTGCTGTCAACAAGATGACAAAAGGCGGTGCTGTTAAAAAGATGATGGGAGGCGGTATGATGACAAAAGGTGCTCCCGTTAAAAAAATGATGGAAGGTGGCATGATGAAAAAAGGTGCTCCTGTTAAAAAGATGATGGGAGGCGGTATGATGAAAAAGGGATATGCTAAGGGTGGTGCTATTAAGAAAAAAATGAAGTAATGGCATATTTAATTAGCAATATACCTTATACGAAAGTTTGGGTGCGTAAGGAGTTTACGCACGGACACGATAAGTATCATGGGGAGTTTGTGCATGGGTTGGCTATCGCAGTTACAACAATGCCGGATAGGTGTCTCAGTTTCCAAATCATCTTTACAGGATGTGAAACAGACGGAACGGAGGAACCAAACTCATTGGGAGGGGCAATGTGGGCAAGGATGCCAATTACAGCCTTATGTGGGGACATCAGTTTTGAATCATGGCCTGACAGAATGGAAACACACTTGGCTCAACCGTGGGATTGTCCATCGCACTATCACTCCATCGTATCGTTTGAAAGATGCAAACCAAGCCCTTGGCTGTGCAAAATCGCAGGGGAGTTCTATACAGGGAGATATATCACAACTGTGGATTACACACAAAGCGAAATAGCAGATTGTCCTGCTCAACATAAGCAATCTCATATTCTTATTTTGACAAGTGGACCGTGGACGGGAAATGTCGTGGCTCTTCCTAACAATAGAGTAAGAGTTACTAGTCCAGCCTTGTGGGCTACTGGAGAGGGGGCTCCTGACTTTAGGCCAAGTCAGTATACTCATTGTGCTGAACAAGATGATAGCTATATGGACCCAGAGGTAACTTTTAATAATCTTTATGCGGAGAATGATGATGGCAATATCAAGAAAACAAACAGGAAAACAACTAAAAGGAAACAAAAAGCCAATACCAAAAGGAAATAAAGGTTTAGCTAAATTAAAAAAAGTTGCCCCTCAAGTTGTTGCTAAAATGGGTTTTAAGAAAAAGGGTGGCTTAATTAGCAGTATTAAAAGGATTAAAAGAGGAAAATGAAGAAAAACCCTAGAATACCTAGAAAAAAAGGGCAACCTGCTAAATCTAAAAAGCACTCAGATTTATACACAGATGAGAACCCTAAAGGTACAATTAAAGGGTTAAAGTTTGCTACAAAAGAGGATGCTGTAAAAAGTGTTACAAAGATAAGAGGCAGTGGCAGATCAAAAGCTCATAAAATTCAAGCCGCAGTTGCGATGGAACAAAGGGCTAGAGTTATGGGTAAAAAAGATGCTGCTGGTGTTTATAGAAAATATATTAATAGTGTGAAAGCATAAAAATGAGTACGTCAGGCACAACTACTTTTGATTTAGACATAGATGAGTTGATTGAAGAAGCATTTGAGCGTTGTGGTATGCGTATGATGGCTGGATATCAATTAAAATCAGCTCGTAGGTCTTTAAACTTAATCTTCTTAGATTGGGCAAACAGGGGATTAAATTTGTGGACTATAGAACAAGCCACTTCTGCTGTTACAGCAGGAACAGCTAACTTTACGGTAAGTGATGATACTGTTAATATTTTATCCGCAGTAATACGAGAAACTAGTGGTAGCACAAACACAGACATATCTATACAAAGAATTAGTCGAGAAGAGTATTTAAATGTGCCAAACAAAACTGTTCAGGCTAGACCTTCTCAGTATTATGTAGAAAGAACAAACACTCCAAAAGTTTATTTATATCCTGCGGCAGACAAAGCATATACTTTCTTGTATTACAGGATAAGAAGAATCCAAGATGCAGGTATTTATACAAATGAGACAGATGTTAATTTTAGATTCTTGCCTTGCATAGTTTCTGGATTAGCTTATCAACTATCATTAAAATTTGCTCCTGAGCGAACTACAGCTTTGAAACAATTTTATGAAGAGGATTTTGCCAGAGCTGCGGCTGAGGATCGGGACACCGCTAGTGTGTCTTTTGTCCCTGATCTAGGAGGTTAAGGTGAGTTACGCAAACGGTAAGTATGCGTATGGTTTATGTGACTTTTGTGGACAAAGATTTCCTTATCAAGAGTTACGAAAAAACTGGAAAGGTTTTAAGGTTTGTAGTAGGGATTTTGAGAAAAAAGCTCCTCAATTAGAGCCTTTAAAGTTTAGGGCAGATGCAGAAGCTTTAAGAGAGCCAAGACCTGATAGAATAGAACCTATTGAGGTTTTCGTTGGTATACCTGGAGATTCCGTTTTTTCTTCAAATGGGATGAAACCTGTAGGAGTTTCTAAGGATATTGAGGCTAAGGGTGCAATTGGAAATGTTACGGTGACAACGACATGAATTATTCTGAACTTTTAACAAACGTAAGAAATTATACAGAGGTAGATAATAATGTGTTTTCTGATGCAGTTATAAACTCTTTTATAACATTTGCTGAAAATCGCATTTTACGAGATATTGATTTAGACGTTTTCAAAAGAGAGGCAACTGCAAATATGTCTACAGGAAATCGTTTTTTGGCCATGCCAACAGATATTTTAACTCACAGATATATAATGATAACTTCTGGGTCAGAGCAGATCTTTTTAGAATTTAGAGATCCTTCTTTTATGAAAGAGTATTGGCCTGATCCTACGTCTTTAAATGTACCAAAATATTATTCTGTCTTTGATGCAGATACTTTTTACATAGCACCAACACCTAATGCAGCTTATGTAACTCAATTAGGATACATTGCAAGGCCTGAACAGTTGTCTTCTACAAATACTACTACTTGGATGAGTACAAATGCACCGGAGGCTTTGTTTTATGCCGTTCTAATACAAGCATATAGTTATACCAAAGGACCTGCTGACATGATGCAATATTTTGAAAAAAGTTATATACAAGCTATTCAGGGACTTGGAACAGAACAACAAGGAAGAAGGAGGAGGGACGAGTATGAAGACGGAACGCTGAGAATACCGTTAAAATCAGAATCGCCCTCATAGTGTTTTTGTTGTAAAATCTAATTTTTAAGAGGATTTTTATGTTTGAGATTAAAATGGGTACTCTTTTACAACCTATAGTCAAAACCAGTAAAGATGGAGGTCTTTCTATGCAGGATTTGACAGAAGCTTGTGTTAGTAAAATACTATCCGTATCTGAAACAGCTCCTCCTGAAATACGAGAACAAGCTAAATTTTTTCAAGATAGACTACAACAAGTTATTTTTGATCATTTAAACCAAGCAGCACAGTCTCAAAAGGACACTTGTGTTCAAGTATGCCTCAAAGCTGGAGAACATAATGCTGCTAATATATTAAGGAGGCTATAATGGCTATCACTCAAGCAATGTGTTCTAGTTTTAAACAAGAGTTACTAGTAGGCACACATAATTTTACAAACAGTTCTGGAAACACTTTTAAAATAGCGTTATATACAAGTAGTGCTACTTTAAATGCTGGAACTACAGCTTATGCCACAACTAATGAAGCTAGTGGAACTGCTTATTCAGCAGGAGGAAACACATTAACAAATGTGACACCTACTTTAGATAGCACGACAGCTATCACTGATTTTGCAGATACCTCATGGACTAGTTCTACCATAACAGCAAGAGGAGCGTTGATTTACAATTCTTCTGCTAGTAACAAAGCAGTAGCTGTTCTTGATTTTGGTTCAGATAAGTCTTCATCAAACGGCACATTTAGCGTTATTTTTCCAGCAGCGGCTGCTTCTACTGCAATCATTCGCATAGCGTAATGGAGAAAAGTCATGGCTTTAATTCAGGCTGATCGAGTAAAAGAAACCACTACCACGACTAGTACAGGCTCTTACACTTTAGCAGGTGCTGAAACAGGTTTTCGCACGTTTAATTCCGGTGTAGGAGCAAATAATACTTGTTACTATGTTTGTACGGATGGTACGGATTATGAGATTGGTTTAGGAACATTGTCAAATTCCACAACTTTAGCTAGAACAACTATTTTTACCTCATCTAACTCTAATAACGCAGTTAGTTGGGGTTCTGGTAGTAAAGATATTTTTGCAACATATCCTGCTAGTAAAGCTGTGCCTAAAGGAAGAAGTGTGGGTCTAAGTTTAATTTTTGGAGGGTAAGAAATGACTGCACCGAATATTGTAGATGTAGGCACAATAACTGGTAAAACTACTTATGCTGCTTTATCTACCACAAACGCAACAACAGTTTTAAATAACGCTGCATCTAGCGGAAAAGTTTTTAAAGTAAATAGTTTAGTAGTAGCTAACGTAGACGGGGCTACTGCTGCTGATATAACCATTACAGTTAACTCTGCCGATGATGGGGCAGGTACTGCTTACGCATTAGCAAAAACCATATCTGTTCCAGCAGATGCCTCTTTAATTGTAATAGATAAGTCTACTGCTCTCTATCTTGAAGAAGATAGATCTATAGTCGCTACTGCTGGTTCTGCTAATGATTTAGAAATTGTTATAAGTTATGAAGAGATCAGCTAATGAGCGACAGGTATCCAGGAGGAGTTCTT